ATCAACAAACTCAGGACATGAATAATGTAAATCAGCAGCATCACCAGTAACTTTCTGAACACAATAACGAGCAATGTAAGCAGCAGACTGAAACGTCACGTTACCAATAGACGAAAGGCCAAAAGGCCAAAGGGATTCCAAAAACTTACTTGTGTAAATTTTCTCACCCGAAGCAGATTTTCGAAAATAAACCTTATCCGCAAAATCAAACCCAAATAAACAAGCATGAAAATGAGGCCTCAACGTAGATTCGCCATACTCGCCGCCCATATAAAAACGAACAAGACGTTTAGAATTCTTACGTAAACGCTTCATAAAACGTTGAAAATCAGGATAATTTAACGAACCACCGGCGGGTAGATTGGACTCATCGTAGGTAAGCGTAATAAAGGAATTATCTTGATAAAGCGAGGATTCGTGAAGGCAACGCATTGCCCATTGCCTGGATCTCTCCAAGCGACATCCGATGCACTGGCCACAAGGCAACTCAAGCGAACCATCGACACCCTTTTTACTACGACTTACAAACTTTACAGAACCATCCAACATCCGGACAGCCGGCATAGGATGGTAGCAAGGCATCAGAGACGCCAACCGCCACGCATAGGATTCTTACCAACGTTGGCCGCAGCCACCGTCCTAGTATTCCGATTAAAACGCTTCGCTGACCGTCCCTTATTGACGGCATAACGGGCAACAGGTTTCATAAAATCCCCCAAAGTTTGACCAAAAAAGACACCCCTTACGAGGTGTCACCTAGACCAGTTACATCAAGTAGAAAACTGGCCAATCGTGGTTTTACCACGAAATCAAGACTCCTTCAAGTCCTTAGCACGAGCCACCAAACGCGGCTCATGAAGCAATTCAATCAAACCAATTGAATCGTCAAAAGAACCAAGCTCATAAAGCTCAAAATCATCAGGATGACGAGAAAGATCATCCGTAAAATCCTTACGATTCACCTCATCACCAACAGGAACAAAAATAGGACGACCAAAAACCTGAGCAGCAGTATCCTTAACAGAAACAATAACCAACTTCATAATAAATCTCCAAACTCAAGTGAAAAATTAACGAAATTTGACAACCAAAGCACTATAAGCAGCCAACTGCTTATTACGAATATCAACAATAACAGGATCACGCTCAGAATTCACCAAACGCTTAAGCTGAGCAATACGAAGATCAAGACCTTCAACAACCATAGAACGTTCAACAGATGACAAAACATCAACACTAGAAGCAGCAACAGTAGCCATAAAAACACTCCAACAAATCGTGCAACATCGCACAAAACAATTATAACAACAAAAAACCCGCCGAAGCAAAAAATTTATAAAAAAAAAATAAAAAAATCAGCCTCCGGCAGGGCCCCCATCAGGAGTACCTGACGGGGGTACAACTTGAACCCGCATTGGAGCTGGATCTACGTCCGGCGCCTTCAAAAAACCAAGCTTACGCGCCTCATCACGATTGGTATCGTCTTCTAAAAACGACATCAAACGCTGAGGGTCATTCATAAAACGAGCCCTAACCTCAGCAGGAACGCGCATAAACTCCTCTTGCGCAGCACGAACCAAATTCATTGCAGAATGAAAATCAGGAACTTCAGTAAAATCACCAGATTGTGGCATAGCCAAATCATTAGGCAACTCACCCGTAAGACCAAAACGACGAACAATCGTATTTATATCAGACTCATCCTTAGCAGACTGAATAGCGCGAGACTCATCACAACATGACAAACCTGTCTCCAAAGAAACAGCATCACGATCAAAATTATAAGCAGAACGAAGAAACATAATCACCTCCAAGATTTAAGAACTTGCAACAAAACATCAATAATGGGCTTTAACTGACCAGCTTCACGGCCAATATTACCCAAACTCTCAGCAGCTTCATAATCCAAATCCAATAACTTAGTTTCAGATTTAAGCTTACTAATAAGAGCACGCAAGTGAGTACGAACAGTTTCCTGTGTAAGTCCTTGCTCTTGCATCAAATTAGCAGAAGAAGCCAATTGTTGGACAAGCGTTTTCAAACGCTGACCCTCAAGAGGATAATTCTCTGTTCGAGAAACAATCTCTTTAAATTGAGCATCAAAAACATTAATACCAGCGCGCAAAGAATCAGCAGAAGCACCAGTTTGAGCAATTTGAGCCTCAATTAAACCTGCTTGCGCACGTTTATTTTGAGTATCAGCCTCAACATTAGCAACTTGAGCAGAATTCATCTTAGTTTGCAAATCTGCATTAACAGCGGCTGTACCAGGACGACCAAAATCACCACCAGAAGCAGAAATACCACCAGAAGGACTACCACCGCCTTGTGAATAAGCCAACATAGGGTTTAACCCAGCAGCTTTCATATCAGCAGTAGTAGTCTGATAACGAGTAGCAAATTGTTGCGCAGAAAAATTATGCGCATCCTCTTGCCTACGTTGTGAAGCTTGAGAACTTAAATAACCACCAAGCAAATCACCAGCACCAGCAATCAAAGCGCCTAACATCAAAAATGATCAATCAAACCAGGAACAGAATACAACGGCATTGGTCGAGCAGTCTTACAATCAATAAAACTGTCAAATAAAAACTGCTGACCATTTGCCTCAGCACCAACAGCAACAATACGAGAAACAGGAGGATTATCCTGAATAAAAGTATTATTCAAAGTGGGCAAAGTATTAAAACGCTGGGCCAAATGCCAAACGTCAATAGTACCAGCAGAAGTGGACTTAAACAACCCAGATATCTGAGAAGGCTTATAACGATACTCAGCCCATCGCTCTTGATAACCAAAAACAGCATTATCTTGAGAAGAATCACCAGTCACATAAATTTCCTTATTCAAAACAGCTTGTTCACCAAGCATAGCAAAAGCAGGAAAATAAAAATCATACCTAGTAGACCTAGACCACATACGGTCGAGACCCTGCTGATAAGTCAAATCAGCACGAACAGAACACAATCCAATAATAACTCCATGCTCAGTAAAAGATTGCGTAAAACCATTACGCATCAAAGCAGTACCAATAGCACCAAGATTAGCAAGCGGTGTATCACCACCAGTAACACCAGTACCAGAAGTCTGAGCAACAGGGTTAATAATAATAGGATTAGAACCGCCACCTAAATACTCAGGACGCTGCAAACGAGCATCAGGAGAAACAACACCAAAGTGAGCGCGAATTATCTCGGTATAACGAGTCCCGCCGCGTGCGTCGCGCTCAAGCAATTTCTGAATCTGAAAACTCTGCCGCAACTGATTAATAGTTGCAGCAGTAGCAGTAGACAAATCAGCATAAAGAGCATTAACACCAGAACCAACACCAGCAACCTTAACGTAATTAGTAATTGCCTCCGTATCCATCAACTGATAACCAGTAGAAGGAGATCCAATAGTCAATAAACTACCAGAACCAGCATTAGACAAAACAGGAGCAGTAGAACCTAAAGGCAATGAAACAGAAGGACCTTTCTGTGGCCATGGCAATGCAGAAGTAAAATAATCGTGACGCTTACCGCGTCGCAACAAAACAAAGTCAGAATAAGTATCAGGACCATCACCCTTAGGAACAGGAACAGAATCTTGCAAATTCTGATCTCTAAACCACTCATTCCAAATCAAATTATAAGCACGAGGCCAAAAAGCACAATGGGAAACAGTACGACCAGTATCAACCTGACCAACAGTAGGCAAACCCATATAGTCCTGTAAAGAACCAACAGCATAACCATCAGTAGGAGAAACCTGTTGTGGAACTACATAAGAAATGGAATCGCCAGGATCAACCTGCTCGCCCATAAACTTTTGCCAGTTGTTCCATATCAACCTATTAGGAACAAAAAAGAAAAAAGTATCCAAATGCATATTATCCATAATTGGATGAATAGGCGTAGCCAAACGAGCAAATCCAGTAACCTTCAAATTAAAAGTATCACCAGGCAAAACCTCATCAACATAAAACGGAATCAAATAACCAGCATCAAAAGTAGTCTTATGTGTAAACTGACGTGTAAAAGAAGCCCGAGGAATATCAGCCTTAGGCACCATAGAAAACTTGTGCGGATCAACCGAACGATTCTTGTGCATCATCATAAAAAACCTCTTTTCAATTGTGTTAATTGAGCCAACTTAACCTGACGCTTAACATCAAGTCGAGCAGACGAAAACTCACCGGCCAATCGACCGGAATACGCATCCAACTCACGTTGAGCAACCAAATCAGAAAAAACACCAGGATTCTCGCGTTCAAAAAGAACATCATAATACTTAGGTGGCTTAGTCTTAACACCGTTAATAACGACATAATCACGAGGAAAAACATCTGTTTGATATTTTTCCAACCACTTAGCACCAATACCCGGTTTCAAACTCATATGATTAAACTCCGGAACAACTGAAGTACGAATAACTCCATCCTCATCAACAAA